ACCGGGCCGGGCACGCTGGTGCGCACCCTCAGCGCCGCGCAAACCGCCGCACTCACCTGGACCGAAGGCGTGTACGACCTCGAGGTCGAGTACGCCGATGGCACCGTGCAGCGCTACCTGCAGGGCAAGGTCACCGTCAGCCGCGAGGTGACCACATGACCGTTGCCATTTGCGGCGATCCCGAAGTTCTGGTCATCGAGGCCGGCGCGGAATACGCCGTCGCGCTGGAGCCAGATACCGAGACCGTCGTCGTCACAGCCGGCGAGCAAGGCCCGCCAGGGCGCAATGGCGTGGACGGCGCGGAAATCAGCCCCGACACCGATAACCAACTGACCAACAGGCCCAACGGCCTCTACGTCCCCCCGCAGTCGTGGGAAATCAACCACTGGTAAACAGGAGGCCACATGGCCCAGGTCAAGTTCTACAAGGTCACCACGCTGCCCGGCAGCCTCGAAGCCAACGCCTTCTACTACGTCGAGAATGGCAACTACGCGGAAAGCTACCTCACCAACAACGCCGGCGAGGCGCGAGCCGTTGGCAACACCGCGATGATCAACGCGCTGATCGATGCCGCACTGGCCAACTGGTCCGGTGCTGCCAGCACCGTTTCCATCGTGCCGGACATCGCCGGCCGTGACGCCCTGATCGCCACCCTCGAAGCCAACGCCATGATCCTGGTGGTGGACGCCACCGGTGACCCGACCGTGACCGCTGGCTCGGCGCTCTACGCCTATGCGTTCGATACCGAGACGACCTACAAGATCGCCGAGTACGAATCCATGGACGTGGTGCTCCAGTGGAGCGACCTGCAGGGCGGGCCCACCAGCACGCCGGCGCAGATCGACAACGCCGTCAGCATGGCCCACAGCCACGCCAACAAGGCCACGCTCGACAAGCTGGGCGAGGACGCCGAGGGCCTGCTGTTCAACGGCGTAGGCGTGGGCAGCCGCTGGGCAACCACTAACTGGTGATCGCATGGCCACAGTAAAGCATCACAAGGTCGTGGCCGCGCTGCCGGCCGAGCTGGAGCCCGATGCCATCTACTACGTGCGCGCCGGGCAGGGGCACGATGTCTACGTCACCAACGGCTCGGGCATGATCGTGGGCTACCCGGCCAACGCGGCGCTGGGCCTGGCCGGCAAGGTGGACAAGGCCGAAGGGCAATCGCTGATGACCGATGCCGAGCGCGCGAAGCTGGGTGGTATCGAGGCGGGCGCCACGGCCAACGCCACCGACGCCCAGCTGCGCGACCGCGCCACGCACACCGGTACCCAGGCGATCGATACCGTCAGCGGCCTACAGGCAGTGCTGGACGAGAAGATCGACACCACTGAGCGAGGCATGTCCGGAGGCGTGGCCACGCTGGACGAGTTCGCGCGTATCCCGGCCAGCCAACTGCCGAGCTACGTCGACGACGTGCTGGAGTTCACGACCCGCGACGACTTCCCAGCAACGGGCGAGGGCGGGAAAATCTACATCGCCGTCAATCAGGGCACCCAGGCGAACCCCACTCGCCAGTACCGCTGGACCGGCTCTGTTTACGCCGAGATCAACCCCTCGCCGGGTACCACGGACGCGCTGGCCGAAGGCTCGACGAACCTGTACTTCAGCGAGCATCGGGTGCGCAACACGGTGCTGACGGGGTTGAGCCTCGCCGTGTCTACGGCAGTGACGGCGGCGGATACCGTGTTGTCGGCGCTAGGGAAGTTGCAGGGTCGCTTGAACCTGCTAGGCACCGCTGCGAATGCAAATGCCCAGGTGAACCCATCGGACACCACTTCCGGCGCGTTGATGTCGGTGGGGGCTGGTGGCTGGATGGCTACTGGATCGCCTTTCGGTTTAGGGCCGGGGGAGGATACCGAGACCTTGTGGGCGAGACCTACAGCGGTGTACTCGTTTGGCTCTGGCGGCTACGTTAATCCTGCGCCCGGAACATATTTCAACGTGCTCCACATTCAGCATGCCAACACTGTCGGGGAAATCTCGTTTGGGATGACAAGCGACGCATTCGGTGTCAGGCGTGCATTCAGCGGCGAGTATGGACCCTGGAGAGAACTGTGGCACTCCGGCAACTTCGATCCCGCCACCAAGCAGGACGTATCTGCTCCAGTGTTCGTAAGTGCCACCAGGGGGATAGACCCGCCCGACGTAGGGAAGTACCTGCGACACAACACTGCGTCTGCAATCGAACTGTACTTAGGCAGTACGACCACGAACTTCGCCCCCGCCGGCGCGGAAATTACAATCAGGGCCGCTGGCCCCATCACAATCGTGCCCCTGTCTGGCGTCGTGATCGTTCCGCCTTCTGGCGGAAGTCTGAAGCTCACGGCAGGGATGACAGTCACCCTCAAAAAGCTGGGAGGTCTGGAATGGGACCTCATCGGCCAAACGGTGGCAGCATGATGCCCGGTGTTGTGGCGGGGTTTCCTAAAGGGACGCCCCTGCAAATAACACTGGTATCGCAGCGTGAAGCCGGCCAGCTGGGGCCTGGCCTATTGGACGTGTATGGATACAGTTTTTACGGCGGTCTTGGCTCGCTTGAGCCAGTAGGAGCCAGTGCCCTTCCGGGCGCTCCGCCTGCTGAAGGCGCTTCCGGGGAGATACTGGAGGTTCTTTACGAGCGGCATTCGGCAGCCCCAGCGCACCGGCTTGTCTTGACGATCCGGGGCTCTTATCTGAGCGTACCCTTCAGCTCGGTGAAGATCGGCAGCACCGTAGTGCAAGGGTTCGTCGTGATTTACCAAGACTCCAGCCAAACGCAGGTTCGCTCCACATCTCTGTCAACGAACCCCATCCCGGCCGGTTCGCATGACCTGGTGTTTTCCTGATCTGTGCACCGGCACACGGGCGGGGCGCTTTCGTTTCGGCACGATCAGAGGCCACCAAACGCAAAAGGAATTGCAATGCGCGCCTCGATCAAACAAGTGCTGTCCCTGACCATCTTCGGCCTCAGCATCGGCTTGGCTGGCGCTTACCTCGGCATCAACCAGGCCTACGACAGGCTTGAAGCTGAGTTTCCGGCAATCATCGAATCAGCTGGGTGCATTCCTCATAGATGAAGGCTTTGCCACATCGACCATAGCCCGCCACTGAGCGGGCTTTTTTTGCCTGGAGAAACCCATGACCTTCTCTGAAATCCGAGAGCGAGCCATAGCGCCCGCTCTCGCGCTGCTGCCTGCCCGCCATACAAAGGAGTGACCATGCAAACATCACAACGAGGCATTGACCTCATCAAGCGATTCGAGGGGCTGCGACTTACCGCCTATGACGACGGCGTCGGCGTGCAGACTATCGGCTACGGCCACACGGCAGGCGTGAAGCCTGGTTTGACGATCACGGCGGATCAGGCCGTGCAGTTCCTACGCGAAGATCTGCACAGCGCAGAGCGTGACATTGACAGGCTGGTCACCGTGCATCTCTGCCAGCACCAATTCGATGCACTGGCATCACTGGTATTCAACATCGGCGGCACCGCATTCCGCGACTCGACGCTGCTACGCAAGCTCAACGCCGGGGACTATGCGGGCGCCGCCGTTCAGTTCGACCGGTGGGTGCATGGCGGTGGAAAAATCCTGCCGGGTCTGGTCAAGCGCCGCGCCGCCGAGAGGGCGATGTTCGAGGATGCGCAATGACCGCCTGGCTGAAGCACTACAAACTATTCGCTGCCGGCGCGGCTGTGCTCGTCCTTATGCTGCTGGCTGCTGCCGGTGCCTGGGAGTGGCAAGCCAACAGCTACGGCGCGCTGCTAGCTGAGCAGGGCAAGGCCCATGAGACCCAGCTGCGCCTTACGGCCGAGGCCAACGCCGCGGTAATCCTCAAACAACAGACCGATCGCCTGGTGCTGGAAGCGCGCCTGGCCGCCCTCGACACAACCTCATTCGAGAAACTGACCCATGCACAAACCGAAAATGACCGCCTGCGCCGCGAGTATTCTGCTGCTGACAATGAGCGTCGCCGGCTGCGAATCGAGGTCCGCGTCGCCCGCGCCGACGCCGTCGTGTCCGCCGCCACCGGCTCCAGCAGCCTGGGCGATGCAACCAGCGTCGAACTCAGTGCAGCAGCTGGATCAGCTGTTTGGGATATCCGTGGAGGAATGATCAGCGATCGGGAGAAACTGGTGTATCTGCAGGAGTGGGCGAGGGCGGTTCGGGCTGGCGAGTAGGAAGTCACAGCACGCCGTCACCTCCCGCTGTATGGTGAGGTGACCCAATCAAGGAGGATATATGGGAAATCTCATCATCAATCGCAAGCCAGGCCAGCGGATATTCTTGTCGCCAGAAACCGAAGCGGATGCCGCCGAGCTGTATCGTCAGCTCACAGAGGAGGGCATCTGGCTTGAGCTGTATCACAGTCGAACGCCCGGCCAGATCGTGGTTTGCATCACGGCGCCGCCCGCGGTCAATGTGGCGCGGGCGGAGCTGCTGCAAGCGAACGATGGGTGCAGCTAATCCCTTCACCGAGGGCGATAGGGGTATGATGCGGCGCTTTGCTTGGGGGATTTATGCTGCTGTTACGCATGAAAGGCGGAGTGACATACACGCTCGATCGCCAGGTCGGTAACTCAGGCAAGCATGGTATTTGGGAATTCCATCGATCCGTCAGCTCCTTCATGAGTCCCCCAAACTATACCCCTTACCGTCACGCCGCGATCTCGCCGGCCGAGCCGAAGGTTGGCGCGACGGTGCAGATGGCGATTTGCAAACCGAACACTCCAGAATCGGATTGGATACCCATCGGTGAAGGTGTTGTCGCTTTCGATACTGCGAGCCAGTGATTCTGGTACTGCGCGCTGATTTCCGGTTTAAGTCCCATCAGAGCTGCGCGCCCGCTCGCGGCACAGCCAGGATTGCCCGTACGCGATGCCATCGATCAGCTCAACGCCCGTCACCACAAAACCGTTCGGCGCCATAGAGTGCACCTCCGCGTCGAACAACAACCCTAGCGGTCCGTCGTCTGGCGCGCCGTTGCAAATGAACGCTACCCGCCCGGGGCGGCCCATCTCGCTCGTGTGCTGGTACTCGATGCGCAAGTCGCCAGCGACTGGCTTGGCCTGCTGAACTTCTTTCTTGTCGCGGGGCTTGCCCCGCTCGCGGAGTGGGATGACGTGGAAGTACATAGCGGCTCACTGATGCTGTGTTTATATACAGTATCAGCTTCGCAAAAGTACATTCCAGTGAGGGCGGATCGGCGGTTAAGGCATAGGGTCGCTGATGCGCTCGATCAGATGGGGGCCCTCGTTCCGCACATTGCCGACTGCGCGGTCGACGGCGAACCATTCGAAAGCTTCGACTGGTAGCGCGAGGTCGCGCACGATCTCTTCGGCGCGCTCCAGTGGTAGGTCCGGCTCCATCCACTCGCGTGCCAAGTCTGCCTCAAGCACGACTGGCCGACGATCATGGATGTCCACCATGCCCTGTTCGCTGTCCGCGGTGATGATCACGAACCCATCGCCGTCGCGCTCGTTCATCCCGGTGCGGTCCAGCTGGGCGAGCGCCGCAAACCATAGTGGTTCGCCGTCGCGGCGGCGAATGTAGTAGGGCTGTTTCTTTTTCGGGTCCGCTGGATCCTTTACCCACTCGAACCAGCCATCCGCCGCGACCAGCGTGCGGCCGGTAGCCCAGATGTCTCGAAAGAATCGGCTGGTCGCTGCCGTCTCGACGCGTGCATTGATTGCTGGGGGCCGTTTCCCTACTGCCCAAAACGGCTGATAGCCCCAGGGCAGCTTGGCCATGCGCAGGCCTGCATCCGTCTCGTAGAAAATCATCACTTTCGAGCGCGGCGCGACGTTGTAGCGGTTGATCGGCTCCGGGTCGATACCGCTGTCGATCGGCTTGTCATATCGCAGCGCTTCCAGGTATTCGATTGCCGTTCGGTACTGGCTAAAGCGTCCGCACATTTCCCCCTCCAGCCTGCTATCGGATGGCTGCCTCTCTACATTGACCGCGTGCGGCGCTCGTTGTTTACTGTGTATATATACAGTAAACGCAGAGCAGTACCATGCGCGCCACCATCCTGGGCCAGCTTGGCCCGTCCCCTGTCTTTTCGCAGTACGTCGACACCCGTGTGCCGGCTGGTTTCCCGTCGCCGGCGGCCGATTACGAGGAGCTGACGCTTTCCATCGATGAGCTGATCGACTTACGCACGCCGCATGTCTATCTCGCCCGGGTCGAGGGCCCGAGCATGATCGGTGCAGGCATCTACGATGGCGATGTGCTGGTGATCAATCGTGCGCTGGAGGCGCGCTCCGGCCACATCGTGGTTGCCTACGTCGATGGCGGGATGACGGTCAAACGCCTGCAGGTGACGCCGGCCGGTGTCTGGCTGCAGCCTGAGAACCCTGATTATCGCGCGATCCCCGTGACCGAGTCCCTGCATGTCTGGGGTGTGGCCACGCACAATTTGCACCAGCTATGTTCGCGCTGA